GGCAACGCGCCCATGCCCTTGATGTTCGGGATCTGGGCCAAAAAGGCTTGGCTGCCCAAGGTATCCACCAGCGCCTCGAAGTCGGAAGTATCTTCGGTCAACGTCGGCATGCGAGCCGAGATGGGGCCGGCGGCTGACTCAACCACGCCAATCGGGGTCTTCAGGATGCGATCTGCGGTGTTGAGCATGTTGTCCATGTTGCCACGCGCCGATTCCACATCAGCCACCTTGGTGCGTACCGCCTCGTCACGCTTCTGCTTCATCTCCTCGAGCTTTAGACCAAGCTCCTGCTTCTTGAGCGTGTTGCCCTCACGGGAGACGACGGCGTTCAACGCAGCGATGCGACTGTTCTCTTTGGCGATCTTGATGTCCTCTTGAATCTTGGTGATGTCCCAGCCCTTTTTCTGCAAGTCCACCGCAGCATTCGACTCGGCAAACTTAGCGTCGACGGCGGCCTTCTGAGCCTTGGCCTGTGCCTCAGTCAACTCAAACGGGGCCTTAGCGGCTGCGCGCTGCTCAGTTTGCAACTTAGTGAAGGTCTCAGTGAACTTATCCGGCCCCATAGCATGCGCGAGGAACAAACCGGTTGAGGTCTTGGCTGTCTCGGGGTGCAACTTGACCAACTCAGCGATCGTCTCCGCGGTTTTAGCCTCTTGTTCCTGGCCGGAGTTGCGCATGGCAGCAGCCTGCTCAGTGAGCAGTTGCTGGGCAACCTCAGGCTTGCCCGACTGCAGAGCCGCGTAAACCTGGGTGGCTTGGCCAAGGCGCGACTGCTGCTGCTCAGTATTGAGCACGTCATAGGTGCGCTTGAACTGCTCACTGAGCTGCGGATACTTGACCATCATCGAGGCCAGGGCCGAGGGTGATGGGTTGCTTGCCACGCGACCCAGATCAACTTGCAGCTGAGCCTGCTGCTCGGCAGCGCGCTGTTTCTCGGCCACCTGGGCTTGCACGTTGGCGATCCCGAGCGCGCTTTGTACCCCACTCATGACGTTCTGAGTGGGATCCGGCAGGTTGAGCATGTAATTGTAGGGAGCTGGCATGATCAGAATACCTTCAGAGCTTTAAGGGTGGCAACGTTGCCAATTGACTGGCCAACATTACCCCAGGCCTGCGCTTGAGCTTGACCAGACGCCAGAGCTGAGCCGGCTTGCGCCGCGCCCTGTTGACCAAGCAGCGTTGCGATGTCGGAGCCGGTCTGTTGAGCCGCAGCAGCTTGACCAGCGGCGGACGCCTGACCGAGACCAGACAGCGCGCCGAGCTTGCCGTACTGGGACTCGATCAGTTGGCTGAGCAACTGCGGGCGGAACTGGGCGAGTGCGGCCTGCAGGTTGCCGCCACGGAGGCCGCCGGTGGCTGAGGCATTTTGAAGCAGCGCATTCTCGCCCTGCTGCTGTAGCATCTGAAACTGCGGCGACTGCTGCAAGGCGGTGATGGCTTTCTGCTGCTCCGCCGCTCCACCGAGACCAATTAGATTTTGCTGCGCACCAATTGCGCTGGTGCCAGCACCGACATACGGTTCCAACAACTTGCGCACGGCATCAAACTGGCGGCGCTGCTCAGCGATACCGGCCTCACTGGCGGCGGTCTGCGCGCCAGCTGCAGTGGATGCGGCCGACTGCTGCGCATCGGAGGCCATCATGCCGCTGACGACTGATCCACCAACTACTGCTACTGCTACCCAAGCCATTTTTGATCCTCCTTCACATCAACTACGAACACCCCGTGCTTTGGTTGGTTGTTGACGTCATACAACGAGAGTTCGTCTTCCTCCATCAGCTCCTCTTCAAGGCACTCAGTGGAAGTCAAGTCAGTTTTGTGGATGGTGAGACATACCACGTCGCTCAGCGCATAGACCGCACGTTTTGTGCCGACGGCGGAGGGGATAACGTCACCCGGTCGCAGGATGTAGGTCTCGCCTTGGCCAACGATTTTGAGTTCACCAAGGCAGCCGACGAACAGGTGCTCAGTTTTGTGGACTTTGCTGACAATCGCGGTGCCGGCAGGAATGTGGATTCGCCGGCAGTACATGCCGCCAGCAAAGAAGTGCTCTGTATCCATCCCTGGAGCTTGAGGCAGCTGCGCCATGGCGGCTTGCAGGTCATCGATGCGCGACCGTGGCACCAAGTCAGTTTTGTGGATTTCGGCCGTAGCCAGCACGCTCGCTCTCCTAGAGTAGGGACTTATGAGCTGCTGGCGGCTCGATCGGCTCAGCTGTGGTGCATCCTACCGTGGAACCAGAGAAAAGTACACAGGTCATGTGATTTCTCGGCCGGAGGCGCTGATGGTCAACGAGGTGGCGGCACCAGCCAGGGTGGAGATGAACCCGCCTGGTTCCAGGGTCTGACCCACAAGTTCTGGGCAGGTGTAGCACTCGCCGGCCGCAATTGACTTTGCACTGATAATCAAGTTCGACGCCCCGGCAGCCCCGGCACTTGCCACAAGATTGGCCGAGAAGGCGACCGCACCGGCTGTGGTGTTGGTCGCCGTAAACTTATCGATGATTGTCTTGCAGTTAGTGGCAGTGTATTGGGTCGTCTGTGCGTTCTCGGCTTGCTTACGCGGGATGATGTTCTTTACTGTGACGGTCATTTTATTCTCCTAAGTGTAGAAATCCGGTGATTTGTTCTTCGATATAAAACCAGTGGATTGGTAGTGAATGTCGCACATATGCAAGAAGGGTTTAGCTCCGGCGTCCATGGTGTTTGCCGTCAGTGAAACTCGCACAAGCAAAAGACCGTCAATCTCAATATCGTCCGTGTCTTGTTGAGTTACACTGCCGCCACTTATTGTTGCTTGAACCTCGGCAATCATATGCTGGTACTGTGTTGTGCTGGCCGCTTGAGTTATAGTAACCGTCTTAGCCGTGGTGAAGGCTGCTTGGTCATGCCCTTTGGCGTAGAGCACCTCAAATGACCAAGTTACGCTTCCAGTTGTTACCCCGGCCGTATTGTGGCTCCAATGAGCATGCAGGTACAGGTCAGTTCCAGGTGCATAGTCGTGCAGAATGTGAAACTCGATAAAGACTTGGTCATTTATGTCAAATCTGTATGCAAGCAAACCACCGTTATAGGTAACGTAGTTAGGGTCCGTTGCTGCAACACCGCGCACCATTATAGACCCGAGGAAGTCGTTCCAACCATATGTCGGATTGACTTTATCGACCAGCAACCCGACTCCTGAGCCTGCTGGCAGAATCAAATTGCCATTTACTGTCAGGGTTGAATCAATCAATTGCTGAGAAGGCTGTGACGGCAGCAAGTTTTCAAATATCTCCCCTTCAACAAGCATTGGAGCCAAGGCCAGCAACTCAAGCGCGTCGGCGATACGTTGCAATGTGTCCAAGGCCTGCTGAGCGCGACTGCCGGCGTTCTCAGCAGCAATGTTTACCTCATTGACAAAATCAGGCGCTACAGCATCAACAGTCGAGAACAATAACTCAAATTGTTTGATTGACTGGTGGTCTTTTAGAAAAGTCGCCAGTTGGTCACGAGTCAGGTTTAGGCGTCCGTTGGCCATGATTACACCGCCAGCGCTTCAAGGCGCGCTTCAAGGCGTGCGATTGAGATGAATGACTGGCTGTCGCCGCGGAACCGCTGCATGCGCCAGTTGCGCATAGCACCCTGCTGCAACCAGGTGATGCGCTTGGTACGATCGCCTGACTTGCCGACTTTAACGAACTTGTCTTGGCTCCAGGTCTCGCCGTCAACTGAATAAGACGTGCTGATCTGTGGGTCCAGGCCGAATGCGACGCGACCGGTTAAGCACACCAGTTCCAGCTCATGGAAGATGGCGCCACGGCCCTCGTTATACACGATCAACGTGCCGAACTCCCAGCGGACAATCTCACCATAGTGGGACGAGATAGCATCTGTGAGATAACCTACGCTGGTGCTTGACGGGTCACCGATCAACCATTGATTATAGCACCAGACCAAATCCTTGGCTCGATACGCCGAGAAACCTTGAATGGCGCTGGTCAGATGGAACCATACCGGCTCGCCCAATACTTGAGACGCGGCGGCATCATAGACAAGCGTCTGGTCAGGCAACCGCACCCACAAATGCTGGTGCGCTTTATCGTTGCGCGTCTCAAAGATGACGCCAGCAAGTTCGCTCTCCGAATAACCGGTGAGTATTTCATCTATTTCCCTTGTGGTGATCTTTACCGCCGTGGCGTTGGAGGCTAAATAAATGCTCGGCGACTCGTTGCGCCCGCTACCAAGGAACGCAATAGTATCAACAAAGACGCAAGAACAAAATGTGCCAATCGCGCCTTTTTGAATCTGTGCGCCTTCGATACGTTGGAACGGGAACAGATCGCCGCCAACGTTGTCGAATACCTCAATTGTATTCCTGTTTATGGCATAAACCTCGTTGCGCAACTTTAGCACAGCATTGATCGGGTCAGGATCGGCTTCAGAGCTGCCGTATTTCAACGGGTTGACTTGTGTCGGATCGTTTAGCTCCGTCACTATAAGGAACTCGCCATCTGTAGTCAAAAAATAACCATCGACCCAGCAAAAGTCTATAACGTTGCCAAGGTCGGGGTCGGTCACTTGTGTTAATACTGCGCCATTCCAATAGAACAAGTTACCGCCTGAAGCAATGGCCAAGCGATCGAAGGAGTAGTCAAAAACGACTTGCCCTGTACCGCCAACGTCGCCGAGCGTTGTAACTGTGCCATCGGGTGCTACAGTCACCAATTTTGAACCCATTACACGGTAACACATGCCATTCCAACTAATCCCGCCACGTGTGGTACCTGGACCAGTGCCATTGGCAATCAGGCCATCAGCGGGGCGCAAATACCCTTTGCTGATACCTTGCTCTTTTGGCACTGGCACCAGGTTGACAGGGTAGGAAGTCCGAAAGTCGGCCACCCCGTCAGTGAAGATGCCGTTGAGTACAGGGATTTGCACGATTAGCAGCCCTTGAAGCGTTGCACGCCAAATGAAACCGTCATATCATCAGCAGCCACAGCAATAGCTGCCGAGTCGTAGAAGCGGATAGTCGAACCGGCTGGGAGATACAGGTCAATCGGAATTGGTATTTGGATCATGCCGTCAATGAACGCTGTTTCACGGTAGATGCCTTGCAGGAAACCATAACTGCGTGTCAAAGATGCCGCCTGCACCGCGCCAGCCGAGATGTAGCCAACCTCGTTGCCACTTGGGTCTGTGACAGCAAAGCGAAGTTGACGGTTTCCAACATCGGCCGAGGTAGCCAACTTGACGTTGGCATACATCAACTTCCACATTTCGCCAGCAGGCACAGTAAAAGACTTGTCGCTGTCATTGGCGGCATTATCAAATACGCCATAGATTGGGGCAACGACGGTAATCCCGTCGGTGTAGTTCTCATTGGGGGCGGAACCGAATTGAAAGCGCATGATGTTCTCCTTAGTTAACCGACGCGATACCACGTCTGCATGATTGCGTCGTATTTCAGACGAAAAAAGTCGTCAGCGCCGAGCGACGTCGGTTCGCCGGTAACTGCTACAGCACCATTACCATTCACAGTCAAAGCCGTGACTTGCTGAGTGCAGTTGACTAGAACCTCTTGCTTGTCTACTGTATCGGCGACCGCTGGCAGCACAATCGTACCTGCCGCGTAACCTGCCGTGGGTGTCAAAATCAAGTGCACATTGTCACCTTCAGCAGGTGGGGCAATCGTAACACTGAAACCACTGGCTGAAGGTGCCGCGTATTGGGTCTCGAATTGTGGTAGACCAGCCGACGGAAAGGTCAGATTGTCCTGGATATATGCCAACAAGGCACTGGCAGAAACTTTACGAGCGTCACCATTACTGGTGTCGAAGATCGGAAAGTTGTCTCCGGCAGCAAGTTGGTCGACGGCTGAGAGTTGGTTGATTTGAGGCATGGCGGCTCCTTAGTTAAATTCAATTTCGCCATCCTGACCTGCAAGCAGCGGGTCAACTGGCGGGGTCAGGAAAGGGCTATCAGTCAGACGCCATGACTTGTTACCTGCTCCTGCGGGCATGGTGCCAGGCAGTTGCTGCTCCATTGGCATGGCAACTCGTGAGAGCAGGGTGTCATAGCCTAGTTTGGCTGTGGCCTTAGTGTCGGCCGAGACTGTCTTGCCAAAACTTGGCCCGAGCCGCACTGCCAGATTGGCGTAGATTGCCTCGTTGGCTGAGTCAGGCACGCCGGTCTCTGCATCCAACTCGCTGTCTTGTGGATTGCTTGGGATCGGGTAACCTAGACGGATGCCCTTGGCGTTCCATGAAGCTAGCATGGCATCGAGGCGGCGTAACGCAGATTGGAGTTGTTCAGGAGTCAGGTCGAAGACGTAAGCGGCCAACCCGATCTCGTCGAACGCCTGGGTTACGAATTGGCGCTTCGTCCAGCCCATGATCAGGCCTCCAATGTGGCAGCGATCAACTGACTGAGTTCATCGTCAGTCGTCTTCTTGCTGAACTTGATGTTGAGCTCCTTGGCTTTGGCTTCCAGCTCATCACGTGTAGGCGGTATGGTCTCATCAGCGATCGGCTCATCACGTGTAGGCGGTATGGTCTCATCAGCGATCGGCTCATCGGCAATAGTGTGTTCTTTGGCCAGGGCCTCAGGCACGG